AGTACAGGCCGAGGGATGGTCATTCAATAAGGAGTTTCATTATGATATGTCTCCTGATTCTAACAACGAAATACTTATCGCTAATAACATCCTACAAATTGATGCAGCACAAAATGCTGCTAATGTGAATCTTGATGTAGTAAGACGAAGCGGTAAGCTATACGACAAAGCACATCACACTTATACATTCACAAAGAAAGTATCTTGTGATATTACATGGTTACTTGATTGGGTTGACCTTCCTACACCAATTGCAGACTACATAACTTGTAAAACAGCTAGTACTGTATCAAGCAGAATTGTAGGTGATAGTAATCAATACCAAATACTTCAACAAAAAGAAGCTTTCACTAGAGCAATGGCTTTGGAGTATGAATGCAATCAAGGTGACTACACCTTCTTTGGACATCCTGGCGAAACCAATACATATAACAGCTACAAACCGTACAACGCACTTTATCGTTAAATGCCTGCAGTAACTCAACGGATCTCTAACTATCTTGGTGGAGTATCAAAACAATCAGACGACAAAATGCTTCCCGGTCAGGTCCGTGAGTGCTACAACGGATTTCCTGATGCAACATATGGTCTAACAAAAAGACCTGGCTTTAAGCACATAGCAAACCTGGGAACAGGCACAACATATGATGATGCTAAATGGTTCTACATCAATAGAGATGGTGCTGAAGAATACATTGGTTGCATCAAAGGAAATGGTATATTTATTTGGAATGCATTAACTGGAGTAGTATGTACGTTACTTATGGTACAGGTGCTCAAGCATATCTAAGTGGTACAAAACAAACTACAAATTACTTACTGTTCAAGATACAACTATTGTCATTAACAATAGTGTAACTGTAGCAACACAAACTGCACCAACAGCTATAACAGATGCACAAGCTACTGTTGTACTAAGTTCAGCTCTTCCAAGCTCTAAGTACTATGTAACAATTCAAAGCATAGAATTTAGTATTACATCAGATGCAAACGATTTTACTTATGATGACATTCTGACTGAGAAGGCAGGAAACAACTTAAAGGATGCAATCGAAGCAGGTATAACAGCACAACAATCTGCAAGCAATGCAAACTTTAATGGGACATGGACAGTCACTAGGAATGGTGATTACAGCCTTGACATCACTAGGGTTGTAAGTGGTACACCAACAAGCTTTACATTAGAAGCACGTGGTGGCGTTCAGAATACAAGTCTTGGTGCATTCCAAGATGAAGTATCAAGCATTGGATTACTTCCAATCGAATCGTACCATGGTCATAAAGTAAAAATCGTCAACACAGTATCATTTTTTGATGACTACTATGCGGAGTTTATTGCAGACAACGGCGTAAGCGGTAGGGGTTATTGGGAAGAAACAATAGGACCAGGCATATCACCTGGACTAGATAATGCAACGATGCCTCATGAACTAATTAACACGGCATTGAATACATTCAGCTTACAGAAAATAACATATACAGATAGGTTAGTAGGCGACCTAGACACAAACAGTGATCCAAGCTTTGTGGGTGAAAAAATCACAGCTGGTTTCTTTCACAACAATAGACTCGGCTTCCTATCAAAAGATAATGTAGCTTTAAGTCAGGCCGGTAAATACTACAACTTCTTCTTTGAGTCAGCACAAACTGTAATTGACTCAGACCCAGTAGACCTCAGCTGTTCTTCAATCAGACCGACTGCTCTTCATGCTGTCTTACCGACTGCACAAGGTGTAATCCTCTTCTCAGAAAAGCAACAGTTTCTGATGTTTTCAGATAGCGGTGTATTAACTCCATCACTAACTACAATTAGAACAATCTCTAATTATGAGATGGACAGCACTGTAGATCCAGTAGACGTAGGCATCAATATCAACTTCATTAGTAAGACGCCTGGGTACACAAGAGTCTTTAGTATGGTTACTAGAGGCCAACAAGAACCACCACAAGTACTTGATTTATCACGCGTAGTAAAAGAATGGATCTCACCGAATATTGATCAGCTGATCTCAAGTCCACAAAACTCGATGATTGCTTTATCTAATCAAGCATCAAAGGAAGTGTATATCTTTAGATACTACAGTGATGGTAAAGAAAACTTGATGGAAACATGGTCAAGTTGGATTATGCCAGGTACAACTCAATTTATGACCATTGACTCAGATGATATGTACACAGTTACCAAGCAAGGTAATCAGGTAGTACTAAGTAAAGCTGCACTAAGTCAAAGTCCAGAACAAGCAATTATCGTCAACAACAGCGGTCAAAAGGTAAACCCTTGTATGGACTTGTATGCGACTGCTTCTAGTGTTACCTATGACTCTACAAGTAATATATCAAAGTGCTACCTTCCATACAATGATGTAAGTGATCTTACACCTGTATTAATAATTAAAGGTAACACAAGTACTGGTACCTTCGTTGAATCAGGATTTACAATTACACCAGAAAGAGGTAGTGATGGCACGGGACCGTACTTTATTGTTCCACAGAAAGATCTAACCAGCGTAGCCAGTGATGTAATTGTCGGATTCAAATATAACTTTGACGTACATATACCAACTACATATTTTAGACCTGATGTCAAGATAGCAGACTTCACTGCAAACCTGACTATTGCCAGGATGAAGTTCTCTGTTGGGTTATCAGGTGTGATGAGCTTTAAAGTAAAACAAGCAGGACGTATACCTTATAGCGTATCCTTTACAGGAGATGGATCTACAACAACATACACATACAACAAAAAAGACTTAGACTTTGAAGATAGGTCTGACGTAAAAGTAACAGTAAACGGTATTGCTACTACAGCATATAGTTTCACTAATGACACCACTATTGTATTCAGTAGCGCACCAGCAGCTAATGCAGAAATTAAATTCTACATTGAAGAATGGTTCACAACTAATCCAGTAATTGAGGCTAATACATATTTAGCAAATGACGTACCGCTAGACAATGAAACTGTATTCGCTGTACCTATACATCAACGCACGGAGAACTTTAAACTAAGGATGTTTAACAACACACCATTCCCGGTTGCAGTTAATGCAATGATGTGGGAAGGAAACTATACACCACGATTCTATAAGAGGGCTTAATTATGCCATGGGCAACACTAGCAGGTNCAGTAATTGGCGCAGGAGTAAGTTTCTTTGGACAAAGTAGTAAAAACGATGGTGCCAAAAAACAACAAAGAGAACTCGCGAAATACAACAAAAAGGTTGATAAGTTTAACTGGGCTGAAACCGAACGCAAATATGATTATGCGGTAGATGGCCTAGAAATAACAAAGGAGAATAACGAAAATAATATAACCTATCAAGAAGCCAGTATGGCTTTAGATTATGGTCATCGGATGGGTATCCGTGACTTTGAACATAATCAAATGGAGCGGGCTTATGATAAATCATTAAGCCAAGCTACAAAACAGATGAGCTTTAATCAGCTTGCTGAGATGAATGCAAATAGCCAGCAAGCAAGAGCTAACTATGAAACCAATGTAGAACTATTATTTGATGAAAACAATAGCTTAATTGATTACTTTGCAAATACAACAGGATTAGACCTGAAGAAAAGTGAGGCAATAAGTCAAGCTAGTTTTCAAGAAAGTAAATCACAATTGTCTTACCAAAGTGGAACAGGATCACTTGGAATTAAACGACGTTCTGCAAGGGCTAAAGGGCAGCAGGACGTGCAGAAATCAATCCTTGATGGTATGAAAGCTGCTGGTTCAGTAAGAGCGGCTGGAGGCCAAGGAAGGTCTAAAGCAAAAGCTATTCAAGGCATCCTTGCTGAGTCAGGAGCACGTCAAGCATCGATTGCAAATGCACTGATGTTCGCTGAGGAAGACATTGACCTAAACCTAGGGATGTTAAAGGATCAAATGATACTTGATCAAACAATGGTTTTATCAGCACGAGATAGTGCAATGAACTCATTTAACTTAGAAACATCTACACTAGATGCAAAGCAATCAATGGACGAATTAGCCTTTAGTGAGACGCGAGGCAACATTGCTGCAAGGGATATATTCGTACAAAATCAAATTAAACAAGCACGACTTCAAGCAGACCTAAATGCAGAAGCNTCNATTATGTTAAAACCAGAAATAGCTCCGCCTTTACCAGTACCTTACGCTTTGCCAAGGCCTATTTACCAAGACATCTACGAACCAGAGAAGCCACCTGAAACTTATACAGCAGCAGCTGCTACAGCAAGTCCTTGGTTAGCAGGGTTGAGTTCACTTGCATCAGGCGTTCCAGATGTTGTTTCTGCCTTTAATAATCAGCCAAAACCAAACCCTGGTGG